TTTGAAGTGTTACCTGTTATAGTTTCATTTAAACCAAACTTGTCTTGTGCTGATATATAAAGTTTACCATTTGTTAAATCTTCGGCAAGAACTGTTGCAGTTGCCTTTGATACAAGACCTGTTATTGTTTCGCCTATTGTAAATTTACCAAATATAGTATCTTCGTAAATTATTTTATCACCAGCGTCTGATTGTGTTTTTTCTGAAGTTATTTTTGAACCGTCTAATAATAAATTGTCTTTTAGACCTGTTTCATTTTCTAAAGTTATACCATCTGTATTTTCAACACTTGTAACCTGCAACATAGCAGATTCCATAAATTGATAATAAGTTTTTAAGAATTGAACGAATTGAGGGTGGTCATCAACTACGAAATCAGGTAATTGACTATTAATGAGTGTTGAGATTTTGTCATTAAATTTTGCCATAGGACATTAGTAACTTGATGTTGTTGTGTACCCTACTCCTGCTTCAGCAGAACCACCAACAAAGGTATCTTCAGAAACATTTACTGTTGAATTTTCTACATCTATTTCTAAAATTTGATCTCTTACAGGAACAACATCATTTGAACTAGGAGAAACAGTTATTTCAATTTTTGTTGAAGCAACACTTCTTATATTTGATATTGAAGCAACACTTAAAGAATTAAGAGTTATTTGTCCTGTTGTATAATCAATTGTACCTTGTTTATCATTGTGTACTGTTTTAATACCACTTACAAGATAATAAACTCTAACATTTCCCATACCATCATCATCTAAAAACATTTCATTACTATTACCTGATATTTTAAAACCAGTAGATGATAAAACTGCTTCGTGTCCTGAATGAGGATTGTAAATTGCATTTCTAAAGTAAACATCATATCTTGTAGATGAATTAATTGTAGGTGTAAAATCTTTTTTAATTTTAACAGTTGTGATGTTAGATAAAATAGAATTATCTACATCATCAATCAAACCTGTAACTTTAGAGTATCTAAACACGCCGTCAAACGCTGTTAAAGTATTTTTATTGTAATCTGTTATTGCGTCCACAATTTCTGACTTTAAAGTGTCTGCTGTTTTAGCAGTAGAGTTTTTATCAAACTTAGCATTAATTACTAACACAACTGAAGTTATTATTGGGTCAATTATTTCAGGTCTTACTGAAGCAACATTATAAGATTTTAATTTTGTTACTATATCTAATTTTGTAGCATTAGTTAAAGGAACACCTGACTGACCTTTGACTGCAATCTTAACAACACCATAAACAGGCGTTTCATCATCTTCACCACCCCAAGCACTAATAGATGTTGCATTAGGATAAATTGATCTTACTAAAGTTTCATAATCTGTTGTAGTAACTGCTCTATCTTGTGATGTATATTGTAAAGGTGCATTAAATCTAATTGATTCTTTTGTTTCAGGAATAGAACCACCTTGTGCTGATGTTTTAGTTACAACAGTTACATCTGAAAATCCACCTACTGAACCTTTTGCTGTAAAATTTGTTATACCGTTTGCGTCTTCTAAATTTGAAACTATGTAATCTAAAGTTACAATATTACCATCTGCTAATTTCTTACCTAGTATATCATCTCCAAAGTAAACTTCAAATTTACCTGTATCTGTTTCTGATAAAAAATATGCCTTTGATGTATTGTTTAAACTTTTTAATCCTGTTGCTAATGTGTAAACACTTTGTGTTGTATCACTAATAGAAGTTTGTACAGTTACTTTTAAAGTAGATGTATCAGCATTTATATTAGGAATTACAAACCTTTGGTCAACATCTGTACTGTCAACTGTATATTTAAAGTTTACTAAAGTACCTTCATATAAAGTTACATTTGAAAATTTGTAAACACCATCAGCAGGTGACATTGCTATATCTTCATTAGTTACAAAATTATATTCTGTATTATCTACTGTTGCTGAAAATGTTGTTCCTTTATCCATAGTAACTGAAGAACCGTTAGCATTGTTTAATGTTATGTCAACAACAGCAGTAGGTGATTTTGCTGAAGAAGGAGTATATCCTAACATCTTTGCTAATGACACTACATTTTTTCTAACATCAGCAGAGTCAAGGTACATTTCGTTTGCAACCATATTAGCATTGAAACCTAAGTAGTGTGTATTGTATGCTAGTGTGTCTAGTAGTACAGAAAATCCTGAACCTTCAAAATTGTAATCTGAAAACTCTGGTTGATCTTGTAAGAATGCTTTTAAATTTGATTTGATTGTGTCAAAATCTAAATCTGATACTATAAATTTATTACTTGCCATATTATCTTAATCTTTCTAAAAATGTTTCTACTTCTACTGGTGAATTTGATCCAACTACATAAAATATAATTCTTAATGAGTAACTGTTTCTATCTAAATCAGGATTTGCTAAAACTTGTTGTAAACTAATTCTTGGTTCAAAATTGTTTAACACTTCAGCAACTTTTCTTTGTAAGTTAAGAGCAGTTAAAGGTGTCATTGGTTCAAACAACATTGCTCTTACATCACTTCCTATTTCAGGATGAAAAGGTCTCTCATAATGATTTGTGTTAATTAAATTTCTAACACTTCTTTTAACTGCCTCTACATCTGTTAATCTATTAACATCATTTGTAATAGGATTACGACCAAAGTTTAAATCTAAATCTTTATAGATTCTGTTTGCTCTTTTAGAGTTGTTGGTTGTGCTAGCATCGTAGTTTGACATATCTCTTATATTTATACTCTAACCCGAGAAAACATTAGAAGAACCTTTAGTCATTGCCCCAGCGTCTGTACTATCTCCAATTCTTGCAACTGATAGTCCACATACTCTAACTGTTGTACTACCAACATTAACATTTGCCACGTGAGGCGCACAAGGTGGTAATGGTGGAAAAGGATGTGATACAGTTGGATCAGTAACCCTTGCAATTAAGATACTATTTGCCCGAACTGTTGATTGTCCAGGTGTATCAAGTATAGTTGTTCCAGTACATATATGTCCTGTACTTAATTGATCCCCTTTTCTACTAACTGCTGGCATTATGCACTTCTTCTACTTGCTTGTAATTTCGCTTTTGCGGCTGCTCTTCGTTTTTCTGTTATTATTGATTGTCTAACTTTTCTTCCCATAGGTATTTTTACTGTTGTTTCAATTTTTTCACCTTTTTTAGTGATAAACTCAACTCCAATAAACTCGTTTTTAAAATCACCTTGAACTGACATAACTGCCTTCTTCAAACTCATTTTTTCAACTTCTTTTTCGTCACCTTCTTCATTCCAAAACTTAAATATTCTCATTTTTGCCATTTTATATCTCCATTATTAAATATTATCGTATTTTACAGTATCTTCCCAAGAATTATCATCATTTTCGCAACGACAATGAGTACAACAAACAGTTTTTTGTGATTCTCCATAATCTTGTAAACATTTTTTGCCACAATGCGATTCGTGTCCGCAATTTAGACAAAATTTTTGTGATTTTACCATAATACTATTTATATTAGAATTTACAACGAGATTTCAGTTGCATTTTTTCAATTTGTACAATTCCGTCAAGTGATTCGCTCATTGATTCAGTAGAAATATCAAAATCAGGCGAATATTTGCAATTTTCAACAGTTTTTGTACAATTTACGAGAACAAAAAGAGAACATAGTAAAAAAAGTGTAATTATTTTCATATTTTGGGATTATTTACTTGACTTTAGGGTCTTTTTCCTATATTATAGTATGTATATGATAAACAAAAACACAAAAACAAATAATTTGACAATAGTAAGAAATGTTGCTTATAGTCAAATTAAAAAAATGAAGAAAAACATCAAAGAGATCGTTGAAGTTGATAACGAACTTTTAAATTCAATTGATATTAATATGAAAAACGCTATTAATAAGATTATTTATGATTATAACTTCAAAAAAATAAACCAATAAGGAAAAAAACACTATGAAAAAACTAATAGAATATTTAACTATCGCATTATCAATCGGAGGTACACTATGTTTAGTAGGTGCTGTAGGTGCAATTGACGGTGGTTACAACGGAATACCAATGAACGATAATTGGGGTGCTTGTTTTGTATTAGCAGGGTTAGGAATAACTATGTTTATATTAGCATTATACTCACAAGAATTATATAAGGAGACAAAATAATGACACCAGAAAAATATAACGAGTTAAGAGTACAAGAA